ATGAAAGTAGGTCTTAGAAAACCGAGTGTTAAGAAAAGTTTTAAGGCTAGAACTACTGGGAAAGCAAAACGGAAAATCAAAAAAGCAGTAATCCCCGGTTATGGAAAGAAAGGTATGGGGTTTGCTAAATCACCTATAAAATCAACAAAAGCAAAGATTTATAGAAAAACAACGTTTAGTATATGGGATATTTTCAAATAGGTTTAGGGGGATAAACATGAAAAAGATTAGTTTAGGTGTTTTTGCTTTAATTGCTATTTTCTTTCTCGCCGCTTGTGGCAAAAAGATTACAACAGAAGATTTAAAAGCAAATGATTGGATTGCAGAATCTTCGAGCGAAGATGAACCAAATATGCTTTTATCTTTCTCTGATCATGTAATGTCGGTATCCATCGATACTGACAGTATGACATCTAATGCAAAAGATGAATGGGAGCAATTAGGTGAAGATATAGCAAAACAACTCATAGATCAAATGAGCTATAAGCTTGAGTACGTTTTAGAAAAAGATACAATCAAAATTCAGGATACAGATGATGAAGAGGCTTTTGTTTATTACATTGTTTCAAAGGAAGATGAAAATATAGTCTTCACACCTGATGAAAAACAAAATAAAGACGAATCAGATGCAGAAAAGCTTGTTTTAAAGCCCTATACCAAAAAGAAAGAAGTTGAAACAAGCTCATCATCATCCACAGAAGAAACAACCGTATCATCTGAATCAGTCGCCACAAATCTAGACGATATTATTGAGACATTCACGCAGCAATCCCTTGTAGTTTACAACCCACGGGATATGACTAAAGAAGATTTTGGCATTGCCCCTATGTCGGCTACAAAAGCGAAAATCTTTTCTTTAATTGAAACTGATAACGAAGATGAGCAGCAAAACGCTCGCTTACTAACTTTTGATAATCTAGATGACTTAAAAGCGACTAAGCAGTATTATGATGACCTTGGAAAAGATTCAGCCATGCTATTCTCCTATACTGCCGTTAACGAGGATGACTTGGTCCTGATGCAGTTTAATGGTCAGCTCTCTCAAGACCTAGTTGAGAAATACGCAAAGGCAGCTTCTCTGGAATTAACCGAATCACCTTTTGCTTCTAACTCTACAGAATCACAAACTTACTCATCAGAAAATGAGACTGTATACTCAGAAGAAAGCGTCCAACCTGCAGAAGCTCCAGAAGCTCCAGTAAGTAGTCAGGAACAAACGTACGAGAGTTATAGCGCTCCGTCTCAACCTGTTGAAGAATATACAACCGTACAAGCTGGTGAAGGTCCTCCAGAAATAGCTGCACGTGTTGGTATTTCAGTGGAAACACTTTATGAACTAAATGGCATCGACCCGAACAATTACATGTTGTATCCTGGTGATACATTGAGGGTGAAATAATGGTTAACTATCAAACTCATCTCGATAAAATATTATCATCATCTACTGAAATTAACATTTGGAGAGACGGAGTAATTTCTGAAAAACATTATTTTTCCGAAGATAATACAATTAAGATTTTATTCATTCTTCGTGAACCCGTAGATCTTTATAATCGTGAAGATATACTTTTAAACTATCTCAGAGACGGTGGTTACTATCGAGGTACCGCTCCTATGATTACAAGATTAACTCAATTAATCTACAAATGGAATGATGACCAGCAAATCAACTTGAGTCTTATAAACGGTCAAAAACACAACCGAATTGCTTATCTAAACAAAATTGCATGGGTCAATTTAAAGAAGTCTCCTAATACAAAAAGTATTTATACTGATTGGAATAATTTTGAACAGATTGCTATAGATAATGCTGAGTTAATTAGAAAGCAAATTGAACTATGTAGTCCTGATATAATTGTTTGTGGCGGAAACTACGGTATATTAACGAATTATGTTCTTGAAGACGATTTTAAAAATAATGAAGTGATTGTTCAAAATGGGTTTAATTATTCTATTTCACATGATATCCCTATTATAGATTGCTACCACCCTTCGAGCAGAAAACCAAAAGAATTCATGACTAAGTTCTTATTGACATTAAACAGTATAAAACCTTTTAAAATCAATCCCTTTATGTAAGTAATAAAAAAGCCCTCCTACTCGATTGAGAGTAAGAGGGTATTTGTTTACCACGGAAGCTTATTGTTGTTCAATGCTCGTTGTAATGCCTTGACCATATCAGACAATTCGCTGATCTTTCCGTCTTGTGTGTTACCCAAAGCTTTCTGCATCGCTTTAATTGTGTTTTTACCGCATAGACTGTCAACTGCACCATTGTAGTAATCTTTTGCTCAAAAATAACCCACCCTCAAGGAGAGTGGGCCTGAAAAAAGATATAAAATGAAATAGCCCCGGTCAAGGCTATGACTCCATTCTACAAGAACATAGTTTTTATTTCAACAAAAAATCCATCCTATTCTGCCTAGAGTGGATTTAACAAAGAAGTGTAAATGAAAAAATAAACTTTGTGGGTATGAAACCACATTACACCTTTTATTAATTAAACTCAACCAATTTATGACGATTTTCTAATCAATAATATCTATTACGTTGAAATAATGATAAAATAAAAAAGAAGAGTATTAGGCGCACTTCCCCAAGTTTTCACCGCCTAACTACTCTTCTTAAAGTATTGCACGCAATTACTAATTTATAGCATAAACTAAATTACTGCAAGTAAAACGAATATTAAATATGTATAAGCCCGCCGAAGCGGGCTATTTGTTTACCAAGGTTTTCCTTTTGATTTCAGATTTTGCTTGATCTTCTTGGCCAATGCAGACGGATTCGTGATTTTCTTATCTTTAGTAGTACCTGCTTTACTTTGCATACTACCAATAGTTCCTGGACCCATGTTTCTATCCACTTTAAGACCCAGATCTTTTTGAATGGCTGCCACTAGATCACTACCACCAGTACCAAAGGTGATACCGATGATTCCTGCATTCCAAGCGCCTTTAATTTGACCAGAGATAATGCCGTCTACCGTTTTCAGACTGTAGTATCTTTGCAGGTATTTGTTTAGATCAATATCCCACTTATCATTTATAACGATATTGGCAAATGGATTGGTCGATGCTTGACTGCTTGAAGATCCTTTTAACAACTCAGTAACTTTCGCTTGTACCGCATCATATGAATAACCGGCAGCCGTCATTTTCTTCTTGCGGTCGTCACCATTTCCCCAAGCGCCATTGATCACTTCTTTTGCGATTGTTTCGATCGTTTTTTGTCCTGCTGTGCCACCTGATGATGCGGAAGTGCTATAAGCTGGACGAGCATACCCTCGGATATAGCCCCATCCTACTGGCATCGTACGCCGTTTTACTTGGCGCCCGTAATTGCCTTCAATAGTGGTGATCACGCCATTAGAAACAGATTCAACGAATCCAATGTGATCCGCCCAGCCATCGTTGGGTTGTGTGGAATCATCCCAGTTAAAGCAGACAATATCTCCTGCTTTAGGTGTGATTCTTCCATCTTCAATCCAAATCCCTTTAGATTTAAAGATGTCAATATGACGCTGTACGCCACATTCACGACCAATTAAATCAGTTGCGCCAGTTTTAATTCCGATAAAGCTGACAAACGTATCACACCAGTCATCGGTGTATTTCACTTGATAGCCTACTGGAAGTGGCTTGGTTGCATTGTACTTATCGACGATCTTTTTATGGGAAGTAGTTCCCATTACAGTACCGAGATATTTTCTTGCTTCGGTTAAAATCGTATTTGCTGATACAGTCATGTTTATTTCCTCCTTTTGACAATATTTTTTTGCTATAATCTCCTTATCAGCAAGTGGTCTGCTGAAATAACTGATAAGGAGGTGAAAATATATGATCTTCCCAACAGAGCTAAAATATGAGTACTTTTTCAAAGACACACAGCATTTCATTGAGACACCTTTTGTTAAAAATGATTCTGATGCTATTGCTACAACAATTAACACACCATCTTTAAAAGGTAGTTTTATTGAATATTCAAATGGAGTTAAATTACTCATGATTTCAGGTGTAAAAGAAGGTAAAGTTGCTTATTACATCAATTATCCTTTGAAAGAGATTTCTCCAAATCGTTTTGCTTTTGATCTTTCTTAAAACCAAAACCCTTAGCTGACCATTCCCATACCCCTGTTTTCATGGGAATGGTTACCTTATTTTGTTTACTTTCCATGATTATCTTCCTTTCTGTAAAAGAAAAGAGCAGCCAACGGCTACTCCTTCTTATCTGTGAACTCTTGACCATCGCCGTAATCACTAGAATTGTAATTATTGCTAGATACACCAAGTACTACACCAGCAAACGCAGTGACCAATGAGATTAGCCCCACAATTTTCGTTGCATCCCAACCATACAAAGTTGCGACACCGGCAATCAAGACTGCTAACGCTGGCGACCATTGTGTAATAACTGTTTTTGCAAAATCATATTGTTTATTTGTCAACTTCATTTTAATTCCCTCTTTCTTTCCATAAAGACTTCAACTGCTCTCCATGCTCAATCAACCGATCGTTGTGCTTATCCAATCGCTCATCATGTCGCTTTAATTCATCATGAATTGCAACGCGATCTGATTTACTTGCTTCTAAATCTCTGGTTAATAAATCAAGATTATGAGCCAGTTTTGTCAGATTATCTGCAATTTTTGTAAAATTCGACATTACTGGTTTGATTACAAATGCTAGCATTCCGACAATCGTCATAATCCAACCCGCCCAAGTTGCTAGCTCTCCTACATTTAACATGTGCCACCTGCTTTCCTAAATTAAAAAGCACACTCGATTGAGCGTGCTTAAACTACATTTCCATTTGTGTCTCTCCATGCAGATCCATCATATACGAGTAACTTATTTAAACTAGTGTCATAATATTGCAGACCTACCGCTAGATTCGTTTTTGGTCGCCACGTTGTAGCCCCTTTTTTTCCATGATAGACCCTATAAGGAATAAAATCTCCAAATCTGAAATCAAAATTACCGATATCTGGTTTCAATGAGGACAGATTATATTGACTAGTAAGCCCGCAACCGCTCATAGATGATGTAGGTACGATAGGTTGACCTTCACCAGTCGCAAACGCTAGCAAATCTTGGAGAGCATAAGCGAACGGGTTTGCAACTACGGTCGTCGATGAACCGATAAAAACTTGATCAAAATAACAGTTCACGAAGTACCACCGATCAAATCGAGCTTTAAAAGCAACGCTCGTCTCTGCGGATACCCTAGGAGTTATTCGACAATTAACAAAGGATAGCCAGCTCCTGCTAGCCCTTTGATAAGCTAAACAGAAATAGATATCAGTATTGTATACATTTAGCTTTACGTATCTGCCTAAGGTTGATGCATGAAATCCGGTTGAATCTTTAACAGTTATCTGCCAAAAAGGTCGAGAAACTATCGATCCGTAATCATCGTCGCCATTTGTGCCGAGTGGATTAGATCCACCGTAGACGAAAAGATTTGAACGCCAATCAACACCAGAAAAATCATAAAAATCAATTCCATCTAGGACGACTTGGACATTCGCATCAAAATTACCAGAACCGTATAGTCTCGCATTCTTTTGCGCTCGCATGGCCCAACTGTTTATGTCGGCAAAGAAATAAAATCCATTCATTTCGGCGCTTTTCCGAATAATTTGGCACTTGTTAAAATGAATTAATTTTGGCAAACGGTATGCATACGCCACAGTGTCTGCAGCTTTCATCCTTGCAACAATTTTTATCAAACCAACAAGCCCATTTGTGCTTGTTGTAGCGATATTATGGTCATCTACAGTATAATTTTCAACTGATAGATTGCCTCTAGCCAATCCTTTTACTCTCCCATCATCCCCATAATCGAAATCATACTTATAGTCTCCGAGAATAAAATTCATCTCTTCATCCTTTGTCCTATGATGAATGACATCTTTTACTAATATTTCGCCATCCCAAAACGAACCGTAATCACTTCTTAGTTTGATAACATTAGGTGCATATGTTTCAATATTTGATAAGGTCAATTTTCCGTAGCCAACAACCTGAATGCCGCCTCTTCCAATCTCGGAATCACGAATAGTCAGATTAGTAATACCCATGTGTGCATCGAACCGAGAAATCTTAGAATTAGCAACGAGTACATTTTTTAAAAAATTCCCACCCATGAACCCCCAAAGGTCGTCCGTATAATTTTGTGCAATTACGTTTTCAAGCGTTAGGTTTACTACTTTTTCAGGATTGAAATCATAGGTGCCATAATCAGCATATTTTAAAGGTTGCAGTTTTACGTTTCTCAAAATGATATTTGCACAATTTTGAACATTAATAAACCCAGAACGTGGTCCCATAACTTTGTTTTGATCAACATCGTGGTAAATATTTTCAATGATTGTATTCGATCGTTGAATCTCAATCCCGTTTTTGAAATACCGATAATCTTCACTCTCATCAATAATGCTCAAAAACTTCCCGCCTTTAATTACTGACCACTCTGAATTGATAGGAAATACTGTAACTTTGCTAAAATCATCAAAATCATAAGTGAGTTGGGAAGTCAGATAGCCATCGTTATCAACTGTGAATTGATCAAATTTTGTTACGCCCTCTCCCGGATCATTTGCAACCCCTTCTCGCTTAAAGATCTTTTTGGAGGAGTCTTCCACTTGGACATAAGCATTGCCATAGCCAGCCAATTGGGGAATGCGTTGTGTTCCCTTTGTGACAGGATACGTAAAAGAGTCAGGATCAATTTCAATGGTTGGCTTATCATTGACCAATTTTACAATCGGTTTATTCACATTAACACCATCATTTCTGATAAGTTCCGCATGACCAAAATCGATTGATCGACTAAACTCAACAGTATCTGCTGGATTGTAAATATATTTTTTATTCTCAAAGAAAATATTTTGTTTGCTGGCTTTAGCATAGTTAAAAGCAGCTGTGATCGCCACTGTATCATCCGTTGTCCCATCGCCCTTAGCGCCAAACCAGTAGGGATTGACACCACGTGTTTCGAACTCATTTCGCATTTTTGTGATAATATCTTTGTCCTCCGCTCGAAAAGACACCAAGGTTCCAAGTGCGGTTAGGATTTCACCACTAGGATCTATTGATTCGATAATATCTTTGTTTTGTTCGACAAAGTTTGCCCACTGGCTTTCCAAGTCACCCATATTTACTTCGCTGTTTTGTATGAACTCTTTGAATAGTCGTAGCAAGTCCTCAAATGTCCAAACGTAAGTCGATCCATCTTTGATTACTTCTTTGATACCATCGCTATAAATACTTTTCGTTACTTCGAACGTGAAATCTCTCGTGGAAAACTGCTGAATGTAGGTGTGATCGTTGACCATCTTTCTAAAACTAAAGTATCCATTTTGACGGCCTAATACTTGCCAGTCTTCTGGTCGGAATGTGTACTTAAATTTTCCGTTTCTAGGATCAGTCATTTCTTCTGCATTTAGTTTTTGTTCGATTATACCCAAACCATCAGTTTGACCAATACGCGAACAAAAGAAAACCTGCAAACCAAAATAGGATTTAGGCAACGCATCTTCTAGGATTTGAACATCAACCGTTTGTGTCCCCTCATCTGATTGTCTAATGCGTAAGATACCGATATCGTTATTCGGTTCAAAAACATTTAAAGTGATCGGATAAACTACTCCCATAATTACTCCCCTCTTCCCAATATTTCCAGAATGATTGGCTCTATTTCATCTAAAAACATTGTACCTGAGATTTGTTTTGTTTCTAATAATTCACCTTCATCTGCTGTTTTAATAATTGTAACTACGCAATTCCCTTCCTGATCTACAAAAATATTTCGAATACTTTTCTTTCTGAATACAACATTTTTATTCGTAGTAACCGTTAAGATTCCTGGTTCATTTATTTCTTTTGGCAAGTTCATCACTCCTAAAAATTATTTCGGCGGAATAACGATAGATGAAATGCCTGCAGGACTTGTGTACTCCCGATCGAATTTCCCTATAATCATTCCTTGCTCTGTGTTTTGTTCATACGTTTGAATGCGTCCATTTTCTAAGTCACGAATGATTCCAGTATGACCATAGGTATCATCAACTGTAGGCCAATTAGCCCACAATGCTCCTCTAGTGATATTGATAATTGCACCGACAACTAATTGGTCGTAGGTTGGATTAAGAATCACAGACCAACCAACAGCCGACCAGTCATAGGCTATACCGATATCACTTGCAGCACTTGTATTTCCGATTACATGCGTTAATCCATAGCGTGTGCCTGCACCTAAGCCGCAACCGCCAAGAATTCCACTATTGCTTCTGCGCCATTTTTTGAATCGATTTCAACATGACGCACTTCACGATTTCCAATTTTATACGTACGTGACTGCCCATAAATCAGTATGGTGTTACTTATGGTGTCTTTATAGGTATTCTTGATCTCAAAGATATGATAGTCCTCTTGATCATTGGGTTTCGCTTTGATTTGGTACCCATTTTCAAAATAATCCGAAAATCTGCTGATTAATGGATGCTCAATTTCCACTTCATATTTCCCATTTGCTTCTTCAGTAACATCACAACGACTTGTATCAATCATAATCCCTAACCCATTATGACTGAAATCCTTCTCAAGCGGATCATATATTCTAGGTTTCAAACTTTTGTCCACCACCTTGGCATCAAATTAAACTCCTGTACATTCCCTTGCCACTTTATAAGTGTCATACCTTTAGGCAAACTTGGAAAATCAATAAATTTGGTTTTATTATCCTGACTCTCAAGAATCCCATCAACAATGCGATACGATTCTTCTAGTTGTGAATCAATAATTATTTCATTACCAATATTAGTTAATTCAAACTTGTCATTGTTGATCCAAAAAGAAATATCCCCCGAGCCTAAAATTTGAATTTTAGGCTTCGAAGGATAGTGCTCAATATTGTGTATTTTCCTCTCATTGCTCAACCATCTAAGTCCCGTTCTTGACTGCTTGAAAGGACGTAAACTGATTGTGAACTCAAACGGTATCCAATTGGCATCTTTATGTGTCCCCGTAAACACAGGCGGACTAACTACAATCGCTTGGTAAATATACTGTCCATCAAAACTGTAGGTAAAATCAGAGTAATTTGACATATCTAACCAAGACCGAATACGATCCTCTAAATGTGATACATCCTCTACATTATCTGCTTGCGCATTGCAAAGTATTTTCCATTCGACGTTTTTGTAGTAGGCAAAATCCATAACAACCGAATCATTGCCCGGCCTAGGCTTGAGCTCTATAACACGTCCTGCAGAAAGACGTTGTGGTCTAGAACGCAAGTAAGTATTGAACCCTTCACTATCCAAGCCATTGATTTTAAACTGTCCTGGTCTAAATCCCACTTAGTACGCCTCCTTTAGGTGCATCTTCTCTATCCTTCAATTCTTTAATGAATTTCACGAGTTTTTTAGCCATATCCATCAATTGGAAATCTGTCAATTCACCTAACGCTTGCAAAGTAATATTAAAGGTGTCGCCTGAATTCCCTTTTTCTTTTCCACTTGTAAAGTCATCCGCAATAACGTCTGAGTTCAACGCACTCGGATTAATTTGGCTCAAGTCGACATTTGCCCCTAAACTGCTTGTGTCAAAAGTTAGTTTATTTGCTGCGTCGGTCAGTGCGTCTTGCATAGTGTAAGCGTCTTGCTCAATTCCGCCTGCAATACCACGAGGAATCCATTTACCAACAGCATCTCGCCCCCATCGTGAAGGAGAGTGAATTCCGAAGAAACCAAGAACATTATCTTTGAAACCGCCAAGAACCCCTTTGGCTGCATCCCAAAGACCTCCAGCAGCATTACTGATCCCTTGACCAATTCCCCTGATAATATTCATACCGACTTCACCCCAATCCACAGAAGTGAATTCATCGATAAAGCCTGTAATTAATTTCCACCCAACATTTCCTAATTCAGAAAGGTAGCTTAGAAAGCCGTCAATAACTGCTATCATAATTTGTGGTATGGCCGCCACGATTGCAATGATGATCTGTGGTAAATTCTCCACCAATGCGATAAACAATGTAACTCCAGCGCTAATTAATTCTGGCGTTGCATCGCTGAACGCACGAACCACTGAGGTTATAATTTGAGGAATGGCTTTAACAATTGCTTGAATGATCGTTGGTAATGCCTCTACCAAAGCAACTAATAGCTGTATACCCGCTTCAATGATCATCGGAATCGAACCAATAAAGAAACTTACCAAACTATTGATAATAGTCGGTAACGCTTGAATCAACATAGGTAACGCTGTAATTAGTCCTTGTGCCAAACCTACAATCAATTGCAAAGCCGCATCCAACAGCATAGGTAAGTTATTGATTAGTCCTTGCACGATTGTTATCAAAGCTTGAACTGCTGCCGGTATCAAGGTTGGTAAAGCTTGCGCGATACCTGTAACCAACGCTGTAATAATTTGCATGGCTACATCAATAAACAATGGTAGATTGTCAACAATCGTCTGCACAAGGCTCAATAAAGCATCAATCACTACAGGAATCAATCCTGGTAGTAATGTTAGCAACGTTTGAAGCACCTGATTAAACAGATCGGTAACTGCAGATAGTAAAGTTGGCAACAAATCAGCAACCGCCGTGAGCAATCCATTCAAAAGTCCAGGCAAAGCAGATACAATATTTCCCAGAACGGGCGTAATATTTTGTACAACATAACCGAACTGTTCAACTAGATTATCAACCAGTTTACCTATGTCAGCATCCGCATTCCCCATTCCAGCTAGGAGATTTTGCCACGCCGATCCCATACCAGCAAGCGATCCGCTGATAGTTTCGGTCGCTTCTTGTGCTGTAGTCCCTGTGATCCCCATTTCTGTTTGCATCACGTGGATGGCTTCTGTGACATCGGCAAAACTAGAAATGTCATATTTAATGCCAGAAATCTTTTCAGCGTCGGCTAAGAGGCGTTTCATTTCTTCTTGAGTACCACCATAACCGAGCTTTAGGTTATCAAGCATGGTATAGTTTTGCTTAGCGAACCCTTGGTAAGCATTTTGGATACTGCCTATGTCTGACCCCATTTTATTGGCGTTATCAGACATATCAGTTACAGCTTGATTCGCCACGTCTGCTGCTTTTGAGGTGTCTCCACCTAGTGATTGTAGCAAACTAGCACTAAAGCCTGTGACGGTCTCCATGTACTCATTTGCTGATAGACCAGCTGTTAGAAATGCATCATCGGCGAATTGCTGCACCTTTTTAGATGCATCACCAAACAGCGTATCTACCCCACCCACAAGTTGTTCATAATCGGCATATGCAGATATAACTTTTTGACTTAGTCCGACTGCAGCCGCTCCTGCTACACCAGCTGCAACCGCCATACCAGTACCGATTACTTTCAGACCGCCGCCAATTTTACTGAACATGGAGGTTGATTTTTCGGCTTTGCCTGTTGTTTCGTCAATGGCATCATTTGCTTTTTGGTTATCAGCATCAATGGTCCCAAACATTTCAAAGACATTAAACGCCAAAGCCATCACCTCCCATGTCTTCCAGCATTGCTAATGCATTTTTAGCGGCTTTTTGGGCTTCTGTTTCTACCTGCTCTTTTGGTTTAGCACTTTCAATAATTTTTTGTTTAAAATCACCAAATGAATCAGTACGAAACGGATTAGATAGATAGATTTGCCACAGTTGATCATCAAATTCGCCATCGAATAGCACGGATAGAAATTCGGGCAAGTCTTTCCACTTGATCGTGGACAACAAAAAAGAGACATCGTTATATCTTTTGAATAACGTGTCCCTAAACTTATGCATGCCACCATGATTTTGAATTAAAAGAGCAATTCTAACGCTTCTCGTAATTCCGGCTTTAAGAAAAAATCCTTCACCAGCAATCCGTAGGTAACAATATTTGTTTTTCCGATTTCTTCAGGTGTTTTACCAGTCAAATCTGCTAAAAGACCATTTAGTTCAACTTTAATTTCACTAGAATGGCTCATAATGAATTTCGCTGCCTTAGCTACTAAATCGAAGCTTTGTGCTGAGATATCTGATTGGATAGCTTTCACTTGCTCTGTAAGCGATTCTTGTTCACCTTCAGATTTTTTGCTGGCTACTAGTGCCAAGCCTTGCGCTTTTTGAGTTTGAATTTTAGCAGCATCTTTTTGTTTCAAAAATTCAGTGACTAATTCAGTGACATTCAATATTTGCACAATTTCGATCACTTTGAATAAATCATCGGCTTGGAGTTCACGCATGGAGTACCCCAACAGCCGTTCTTTAATTTTATTGTTCTTTTCAGCCGCTTTGATTTCAGCATTTTTTTTCGCAGCATCAATCTGTTCGATGTTTAATTGATCATTGGTTTCACTCATTTGGCTTTTTCCTCCTCTGGTGCACCGTCTACTTTTTTGGTTGTTTCAACCGATGATTTCTTTGATCCAGCGGCATCGATTGGTTCAATTAACACTTTTTTCAGTTTGTTATTATCAGTAGATAGTTCTTTGATTCGTTTTTTGTCTTTATTGGTGTAAATATCACCTGACCAATATTTAACCCCTTTTTCAATAAAGGGATAAACTACTTTATATTTCAAATGTACTCATCCTTTCTACGGCTCTAATTCAGGCTCTTTGGGCATTAGGATCTTGACTGGTAAAGAGGTAGTAGTCACATCGTCCATTGGCGTACGAGCAGCAAATGTCAGCGGATAAATCGCTTCTGCTTTGTCTTTCACTTCAAATTCCAATCCAGACGTGCAGATAGCAAAATCCATGATGATAATAACTGGCTTATCCGACCCGCTAATTGTGCCGATATAACCAAGATTTTCAATGTAATCTGATTCTTCAATTTTCTGCTTAGGAGTGATCACATCGTATCCGGCTGGATATTTTGTGTCATCCGATTCTTCTACATCAGCAAAAAGGGCCATCTTGACGTTGTCACGAGTGTGCTCAATGACATTCACTTCAAAGGTTCCTTCGCTTGATTCGATCATGTCGCCGCATACAGGTGTGGTGAATACACCATCAACTTCGACTTGGCGCAGATTATTTTTTAGTGACAACTTAGATCCGCCGCTTGTTGCACCAAGGAGATCATAGGTCCACTTTTTAGCCGTAGCATCCCAGGTTAAGTTCCGAACTAACGCACCTGCATTTAAAAGGTAGCGCTTGGGTGTATCAGCAGTATAGCCGCTTTTAGGTAAAGTCTCGCTAGTAATTGCCATTCTAAATCCTCCAATCAAATTTGGCATAAAGCCTTATATTCCGACGTTGCAAAGTGTCTGATCCAGTTGGTACATCGTTGTCTGCGTCATACTGTATCTGCACCAAAAATTTATCAGTCACTTGATAAAAAGGCTCATTGTTAAATGATTCCATCATCGCTGATAATGCTTTTTCGATTGCTACGTCGCTCTTGTTGTTATCAAACAGATCAATATCAATAAAGAATCCTTGTCCTGCAAAGTGAGTCGGCTCACCAGTCAGAGAAAAGGTTTGATAAGGATACACAACAGTTTTATTTTTGTTCTTTAGGTAATGTGTTTCGGGGACAATCCCACTGAAAAGCCCCGTTAAATAGTTAATTACATCAATACGTTGGCTCATCAGCTAAATTCCTCCGAATATTTCTTTTGCTAACGCTTCTATTTGTGATTTGTTTTTACGAAAAGCTGGGCGTAAATAGGGTTGGGGTTCTTGCCCCCAAGTGAAGAACCATTCCCCGCTTGGATCTTGATACACCCAGCCACCTTTACGACCCATCCCATTTTCAGCAAATTCACCAGTGCCCATTTCTACATAAATGGCATACTCAACGTTTGTTCCTACATAACCGATCAATTCCGCCTCATCAACAATATAATCAATGGAATTCCTTAGTCTAGATGTATGAACAGCCGCTAATGCTACGGCTTGACCTTCAACTAGCATGCATGCTTGAAACAGCCATTGGATTGTTGCTTGTTTCAAAACTTCTTTGGCTTCATCGGAGTGATCAAGAAATTTCATCAAGCCCACCTCTTGCAATAAATCTCAAGGTGATCAGACAACTCCATCACATCATCGACATAGGTTATTTCGTATTCAATGCCTGATCTTGGATTGAGGATGCGGTCGGTAGATAAGATTTCAAAGCTTGTATCTTCCGTTAAAAATATATGGCTAGACGTTGCCAGAAGGCTATTCTGATATGTCTGTTCATCAGAACCAGTGATCATATCCAACCAACCTAAAAGTTTGTGTACCGTCTGCCATTCAACGATAGGCTGATTCAATTCATCTTTTTCACCAGTTTCCTGTTCACGTCTGATTTCAAAGGGAAACATCGAATCACCTACCATTTCAATAGCTTGTATTTGTTAATGAAAGACATTAAAGCAGCTGGATAGCCATTGACTGACTCACCGCTGTTCTGATCATAGTAAGTCTCAGACATTCGAGAAACAGTCTTGGATTTCAATCCAACTTTATCGCGCATTTTAGCATCATAGGTCAAAAGTTTTCTAACCCCTGACAATATATCTGCCGGATACTCAACTTTGGTCAAAAACGCATCTGGATCTGTCCCAGTGAACAATCTAGGGTTTCCTTCTAGATTAATAAGTTGCCCATCGATTGCGTCCACAACATACAGACCATCGTTCCACTTACTGCCTGAAACTTGAATAGTATCTTCTGCCCTAAGGCCTTGGATATCACCCAAGACGGCAATAGTTGTTTCATTTTCAAATCGTATTTGTTTAAAACGAACCTTCCGGTTTTGAAAAGGGTTATTAGTCAGCATCCGAATTGATTTTTCGATACCATCTAGATCCTCTTGCGTCGCATCAGGATAAATCTTCTTTGCATCATCCAAAGATATGATCATAAGTCTGTCTCCTCTCTAAAGGAAAGAGGACAGCTTATTTGCCATCCTCTTTTTTTGCAGCAGCATCAGTTGCATCTTTTTTTGATTCTTTGACCTGCTTTTTCAATGCTTTGTTTTCAGCTTCCAGTTTGGCGATTTGTTCTTTTGAATCGTCGCGTTCCTTCACCACAGCATTGTACTCAGCAATTGAATACGTACGGCCGCCAGTAGCGGGTTCTACTACATCAAACTTTCCTTTTTTTACTTCGACTACATCGTACCCTTGTTTCAAATAATAGTCTTTTTCTTGTTCGGAGATAGTCAGTACCCGATTTTCCTTTTTAACTTGCATTATTCTCCACCCCCTGCTTCAGCTGCAGGTTCAATTACAAATTCAAGACCAGCTGATTTTTGTTCGAATACTAAAACGTCATCATACGATTGTTCATAGTATAAATAGTTCCCAGAAGTCTTAGCAGAAGGCTCATCCAAGGCAACAAAGTCATATTTTTGAGGTGCCGCCATACATGGAATATGGATCAACATCATTTGGATTTGTTGAGAACCAGTGATATCTTTTGCCCCATCAGTAAAGTCATACAACGTTTTGAAGCGTCCAGAAGGTACTGGCAAGATTTCCACTTCATCCAAACGTGAAACACGACGATCGATAGTTTGGTTATTGTTTTGAACTGATAATGAACGTGAAATACCTTCTGCCTGTTTCAAAACTTTTTTGATTGTAGGCGTTACATAAAGGACTCGGCCTTCAGTAGGCACTTCTGCATCATCCATCTTTAACATTAAATCATCGAAGGTTTCCAATACATTCTTCGTAGTTAACGCTAGTTCTGTGAATGAGTTAGCTCCGTCAATCGCTTGTTTACGAGCGAATAAGCTAGAAAACATTTGTTTATCCATTTCAGGGATTTTTTCGACATCGTTATAGGTTTTGGTGATATTAGCAATCGACGTAACATAGTTTGTTTCATCAATATCTGATGGATCCACCAAAGTTGACCAATAACGCTCATTTTGCAACGTGTACTCTTCCCATTGGTTTTCGTAGTTCGCATCAATTCCTGTGATTGTTCTACGTGTACGGTCCTTACGACCAGATAAAATCAATAATTTAGGTAATTTGATCGTTTTAGCACCAGTGAACTTGATTAATCCATTCGATGGTGAATTCCAAAGACGTTGAGAATACAACAGTCCATTTTGCGAGTAACGTGTTTGTAACGCTGTTTGATACGCTGTTGCATAGTTAATAATTGCTGCCATTTATTTTTCCTTCTTTCTTTTATTTGTTTTGTGGTAAATCTGAGGTGAATGCATCTACCATTGCTTGTGTTGGATCAGGGTCAGACTGCTTACCATTGCCAGGGTTTGGATTGATTCGTTGGAAATTGTCTAACGGATTCGGGTTATTATTTTGTTGATTGTTATTCGGATCTTGGTTATCATCCGTACCTTGAAAATAGGTGGGAATTTGTGCTTTCAAATCTTTTACTTTATTATCCAAGTCCTCAATCGACTTGCCATCCTCTGAAAGACCAACTTCTCCCAGTTTAAAACGTGCATATTCTAGATCTGTAACGCCTGCTTCTGTTAAAGCCGCATTTACTAAATCGTCAATAGTGCGCTGATTGGCTTGCCCCTCAAGTTCTGAAACGCGGCTTTCTGCTTGCTCTGCACGCTGTGTCAAATTTTGAATTTCTTCACTATTCACCGCTGCATCTAATTGCCCTTCGAGTTCAGTCGCACGATTTTCTGCTGCAGTCAGTCGTGTTTGAACTCCTTGGACTACTCGTGCATGATCCGCCACAACAGCATCAACCTGTTCCTCAGTTAAACCTAATACTCTTAATTGCTCTCTGTTCATTTCTATTGCTCCCTTACGCTTTTTTGTACAGTGCAACGACACTGTGGGTTGATATTTTTGACGGCATATCTGCCGAATAAACCTTTTAACGTCATGTTTAGGACAAAATAAAAAGGCCTCAAACAATACAAGATCCTTGGTATTACCAATATTCAATTATTTATTGCTTTTCCCAACTCTTATACTCTACTGTAGCTCCGTTCGCCTCATACCATTTAACGGATTGTTGCAAATTAGGTAAAGTATGGCTAATCATAGCAATTTTCAAAGTCGATTCAGGGAAAGACTCAATAATTTGTACACTCACATGGTTGCCGTTCCATACAGGTTTGATCTCCGAAAGTGTGACATCTCCGTTTGAGTCTTTCAGTTCATTTTTAACAAAATATCGACTATTTTCATCTTCAATAGCTTTTTTGTACGCACTTGCAAGGCTTTCTAACTCTATCCGCTGTCTATACCCTCTTTTCCTATCAGCTTCTGTTGATGATTCGCCAATAAAGTTCTGAATGTCAGCTAAATAGATGGCTCCATTGTCTAAAACTTCTATCAATCCAAGATCGTTAAAAATTCGGATGCTCTTCTCTACATCTCCCACCGAGTGCCTAGTTACTTGTGCTAGCATGGTAGAATTGAAGGGAATTTTATCATTGAACATTAACCGTCCTTGATACTTCAAACTTCTGAGATAGAGTTTTAAAAGTATATTTGAATAGATATATCCATCGGGCATACTTTCCAAAATGATCATTTCATCACTATCGAAAAAGTTGTCCTTTAATTTCAAATAGTAATACTTTTTGTTATCTGCCATGCTCAGGTACCCCCATAGCCTTTTTAAAAATTTCCTCTGATTCGTATTCTTTATCAAATCGCATGATCTGAGCATTGTTCATAATTCCGATCTTGATCAATGCCTCTTGGTCTAAGTAGACTGGTTTGATTTGATATTTTTGAATAAATTCTTCTTGCCCCAAGTTGTGAGCGATATTGTGGTACTTCCAACTCAAAGCAACAAATGGAAACTTCCGATGATCGACTTTGTTCCTGTGCCGGTTTCCTACCGCCGTTACATGGTGGATCTGTGCTCCTGATTGACCAGTTACTGCGCATTTACGGTATTTGCAACAGAAGTAGAAGAAACTGTCGTGTTCCAGCAGATAGTTATAGCGCCTTGGCAACTGAACTCCTTCTGCAACAACGTATTCGATTAGAAAGTCAATCCATTGGTTCATTTCTGATTTAGTTGCTGTAGCATGACTGAACTCACAATCGTAGGTATCCTCATAAATTTTTCGCATTTTCTCTTTCGCTTCATAGCGTGGAATATTTTCACTCTCAGCAATATCTTTGATCAAAGAATGAGATAATGCATTTTGCTTCGCACTTCTGGGGTCATTATCTATAAACTGGATTTCTGCGAATCCCTCCTGCCCCCTGCGGATCGTTTCAAGGTGTTCAGGATTCACATTCTCGTCAACTTCCAGTAGAAATCTGTTCCCTTGTTGCTTTAGAATCTTGGCTAGCATCACTCGGTCACTTCAACAATTTCGATCCTTAATTGCACAATACTTTTGTTTAGTAGTTTAAATTGTTCATCCGAGCCTTTAAGTTTCAGCGTGACTACTTTTCCTATTGCTGATACTTCCTTTTCTTGAGCAGGCTCTTCATGGATTTCGCCTGTTTCCGGATCAATCGGTACTGATGGAACTGGCTCTTTTTTCTCAACTTTTTCGATGATTGCTGCTGCTTTGGCAAGCTTTTCTTTCTGTTCAGCAACCACTTGATTGATCTGGTCAAAGACGTCTTGCAACTCATGACCTTGATCAATCCAACGCACCCATGAAAAAGGATCTAGTCCAACGGCCTGCGCGTAGCTTTCAACTGCTTGCTTATTTGCTGCCAATGTTTGTTTTTTTGATACAATTTCATTGATGCTATCTGTGATTTCTTTACTGATCGCTTTTGTTAATTCACCCTTAGCAGCAGTAAAGGCGCCTTTATTAGTCCATCGATCAGGAATTTCAATTTCACTTGGATCGACACCTAATGCATTGCATAGATCCTCTATTTTTTCTTTCACTTTTTGCGATCTTGAATCACGTTCTTTCGTTTCGAACTTTTCGAGGCTCTGAGAAATCCCTTCTTTGGCAGTTTCCATCTGATCAACAAAGGCTTTGATCTTGGCTTCAAATGCTTTTAACGGCTCAGAATATCCGTTTTTTACTTCTTTTCGTTTTTCTTCAAGCAATTTGATAATGTTATTCAGAGACGACCGTGCATCTTTAGCTCCTTGGATGTCTCCTTCACTAAAGGTCAAGCTTTTGTAATGATTGGCGGTATTTTCAACAAGCGCTTCAAGCTCTGCTTCATTTTTGATTTCAATGGTACTTGGTGTATAGTCAATCTGAATGGATGTGTCTGTTTTGATTAATTCATTCATCCTATATTTCCCCCCATGTAAAAGATTTAGTTTCTTGCTGCGGATTGGGATCTACCACAGGTTTGTTTACTTTTTGTGTTTTTTGTTCTGCTTTTTTCAACAGTAATTTCATATAACCAATAACTTGTTGGTAATACTCAGGGGGGACTTGATCCAAATGATCGAATCCGTTTTTCCCAAGAATATTCGCTTCGATTACTTCTGGTTTTGTTTGAGTAAGACCAGAAACTTCTTCTACACGCCTATGGAATATTTCTAAAAATTCTTCACGCATTTGATCATCAGAAACGCTATCAGCTGTATTTTGAGAATCAGCATCAATTCCATCGTCAATTAGGTACAAGCCTTGTAGTGCGTATTTACGAGCATATGAAGATGCCGATCCAGTCACTTGGCTATCATCCATTTTGGGTTTTGCATCAGCTTCTCGAGCATATGCTTCCACTTTTAGCGAGTCCGTTCCATCAGTTAGGGTTGCGGTTGCTTTGATATAGAAGCGACCATCCATAAAAATGGGCATATCTGTCAAAGTTAGCAAAAGACCATGGTTTAGATTATGTGGCTTTACTGCTTTCAAAATGTCTTCTGCATTTCGGAAATTGTATCCTCCGAAGTCGCTGTAATTACTTTTCGGGACCTTTAATTCCGCTTGGATTTTTATCAGTTTCTGATTAAAAGTCAGTTCTAATTCACTCATAACGGCACCGGCTTTCCTAGTTTTGATTTGCAATACTCCAAAAGGTCATCCTCATGGATGAATTGATCATCGACGGAATAGACTAGGTCACCTTGGTAAAGAGGATTTCCACGCCAATCAAATGCAATCGGATCTGGTTCATCTGGCGGCAATTGTCTTGCCCCTAGACTGTCAAATGGATTCATAGTATAATCTCCTTAACTAATAATGTTTTACTCATTGCCTACACTGGCGGAAACCGGTGTAGGCTCTCTTTTTTTCATTCGTTCGATATGTTGTCTTGATTGGATCAACGGCTTGTTGTGTCTGTACCATCGATCAGCAATGACTTTACCGATGCGCAAAGCTTCTGCTCTAGTCATACCGTCTCACCTTCCTTTTGCTTTTGTAATTAAGGAATACTCCGTAAGGACCAGTATCCGCACTTAGGAAGACCGGTCCTTTTTTTGCGGCAAGGTTGATGTCGCCATCCACCGTTTCTAAATTGAGTAATACGGGTGTTTCTGTAATTCTTAGATACCAGATACATAGCTTTTTAATCATGCCCGATCCTCCATATCCAATTCTGTTTGAATCTGATTGATTCGTTCCTTGGTTACAGATGACGGCTGCCAATGATCAATGAACCCCAAAACTTTTTGGAAATCCTTGTCTTTGATACGGCCACGATTCGGAACACCAAATAATTGTTTGATGCTAGATCCCAAATCCTGAAACAGCATGCTTTTTGCGCCTTGCCCAAGATGTTGATCCTTGCAGATCTGATAGACTTTCTTTTGAACAGCTCGATCGATGGTGCCTTTGTCTTCGGTAGTGATCAGCTTGTTTTCTTCGATATCTACCAGACGTTCGCTGATATCATCGATACGTTGGTTCGCTTCCTCGTTTGCAGCTAATGCCAACAATGCAAGACCTCGTGGTGTATCTGGAATTTGCGGTTGTTGCTTGATGTGATCCTCCATTTGGTTGAATGCTTCAATGTATTTAAGTTTGAACGCATCTGCTTTTTTGCCTGTGAATCCTACAGCGATAAATGTCCAACCGTCCCGATTCATGTAATACATCTTCTGTTCTCTTCCTCTAGAATCTCTATAAGACCCCAAGGCAAACATTTTTTCGTAATGCGCTGAATTTTCAGCCGATTGAATCTTGGATTCAATAGCCTGTATTACGTTTTTGTGTTCCTTCTCAAAACTTTCAGCTAAATTTAAGCTGGTTGTTACTGCTTGCTGATCTTTCATAATTACTAAATTTGTCATTTTTTAATTTCCTTTCTGTTGTATAATTTCCTTATCAGTCAGTGGTCGGCTGAAATAATTGATAAGGGGGTGAGTGTATGAATAGTTATATAGTTTCCTATGATCTAAATAATTCTGGCAAGAACTACGAGGATCTGATTTCCAAAATTAAAACATATTCAAGATGGGCACATATCAATGAATCTGTTTGGTTTTTGAAAAGCGATAAAGGATGCGTTGCTATAAGAGATGAATTACTAGCAACAATAGATAAAGATGATAGTTTATTTGTAGCTGAATTGACTGGAAAAGCTGCTTGGCGCAACATAATTTGTAAAAGTCAATACCTTAAAGATTATTTGTAGTCTTCTCCTCGTCACTATTTGTGACGAGTTTTTTTATTTCAACTGTTTCAACATTCTCATCAATATGACTGATAACTAATTTTGTTAATTCTTCAAGGGTTAGGTTTTCAAATGTAAATCCCTGTGTTTCTTCATCGATTAATAGTCTCTTTGATTTTTTCTGCACTCTTCTCACCTCAAATCTATTTGCCGATTCAACCGGCATTGATAAAGTAACTCCTGATATCTTTTGAGATCTCTAACTAGCAAATCTCGTTGAGAATCGCTCAGTAAGCTTTTTCGATCGTGTAGCTGCTCATGCAGGCTGTGTACTCTCTCTTTGGCTAAGGTGTCGATCAGCAACTCTTGTTCAAGTGTGTAGGTCGTGCACTATCCCTACTTTCACTCCTAGAAATTTTTGACTGATATTCAAGTCTTTCATCGTCCGTCATTTTCCGAATTGAAATTGAAACACGTTCGCCAGATTGTTCTTCATGAATCCTTTCCAAAGCCTTAGCTAATCTATCGAGATTCAAACTTCCGTTTATTTTAACCGTCATTGAACTCCCTCCTCTTTGTATCGTATACGATACTTTTAGTTAAAAAAAATAGCTAATACTTCATCATTGTTCAAACCAAGAGCTTTTGAGATAACCTGAATTTCGTTACGAGTAAAATCACTGTTCCCATTTTTTTTGTTATAAAAAGCTGATTTACTCATATCAATACCGTAGCTTTTCAACTTAACTAAGAATTCTTCGATAGTCATCTTATTAGCTACTATTTTTGCACGTAGCAGTTCTTCTCGCATATCATGTCCTCCTCTCTTGTTGTATCGTTTACGATACTCATATTAGCACCTGTGCATTCGAGAGTCAACACAAAAGTTTCTTAAAATACACAAAAAATGTTTTTTATAACACTATCAGTTTACAATACGATACAAAAGTAGTAAAATTACTTCTATAAAAGTCTAAGAATGATAGGAGTGAAATTGATGGCTACATTTAATTTAAAAAAACGTAGAGAAGAACTGAATTTATCGCAAGAATCTGTCGCTGAATCTATTGGCGTTACAAAAGCAACTGTAAGCAAGTGGGAAAAAGGCGATATAGCTAACATGAAAAGAGACAAGATCGCTTTATTAGCAAAAGTTCTTAAAGTTAGCCCTTTAAGCATCTTGGGATTAGAGGATGTTAGTGATAGTGATCGAGTGATGATTCCTATATTAGGAACAATAATGTGTGGTGAACCAATTTTAGCGGAAGAAAATATCGAGGGTTATAGAGAAGAGATTGCTGATTTCTTACCATCTGGCGAATTATTCTTTCTCAAAACAAAAGGTGACAGCATGGTACCTACAGTGCCTGAAAAAAGCTATGTTTTACTAAGAAAACAAGAAGATGTCGAAGATGGCGAAATAGCTGCAGTCATAATTAACGGGGATAATGAAGCAACATTAAAACGAGTGAAAAGACAAAATGGAATAGTTATGCTTATTGCAGACAACAAAGATTATAGTCCAATATTGATTACCCCTGAAAATCCCGCTCGCATTATTGGTAAAGCTGTTAAAGTTAGTTTTGATCTATAAAAATGCCCCCTATCAAAGTTGCGCTTTCGATAAGGGATCGGTATATTATGCATGTTAATTATATCGAAAAAAGGTAAGAATGAATTATTATACAGGAAAGGCAAAAATACTTTTTACGCAAATAAAAAACACGCTCCTCCGACCAAGAAAGCGCGTGTTTAAAATAAGGCAATAGCTTATTTAGCTATGCCTATTATACTAAATAATAGGATGTGATTCAACTTGCAACGAGTAGCAATTTATATGCGTGTATCGACTGATCAGCAAGCAAAACATGGTGACAGTTTAAGAGAACAACAAGAAACATTGGATGAATACATTAAGCGAAACAAAAATCTTAAAGTTGTAGATAAGTATATTGATGGCGGGATATCAGGTCAAAAATTAAATAGAGATGAATTCCAGCGATTACTAGATGACGTGAAAAACGATCAAATAGATCTAATACTTTTTACGAAGTTAGATCGCTGGTTTCGTAATTTAAGACACTATTTGAACACTCAAGAAATTTTGGAAAAACACAATGTTTCATGGAATGCCGTGTCTCAACAATATTACGATACAACTACAGCTTACGGCAGAACTTTTATCGCACAAGTGATGAGCTTTGCTGAACTGGAGGCACAAATGACTTCCGAAAGAATCAAATCTGTTTTTTCAAACAAAATTCAGCAAGGTGAAGTCGTTAGTGGGAAAGTACCCTTAGGCTATAAGATTGAAAACAAAAGGTTAGTTCCCACTCCTGATAAGGATATTGTGATAGATTTATTTGATTATTATGTTCGAGTTGGATCTTTGAGAAAAACAACGACTTATCTAGAGGAAAAACATGGGATAGTTCGAGATTATCAAAGTGTTCGAAAACTTTTAACCAATGAAAAATATATCGGCAAACTTCGAAATAATACAAACTATTGCGAACCTATTATCGACAAGGATGTTTTTGAAACAGTTCAACTAAGGCTATCTCAAAATGTAAAAACTAGCGGTTCACACGATTATATTTTTAGGGGACTTGTTCGATGTGCGGATTGTAATGGCAGCATGTCTTGTTCAACTTTAAAATCAAAGTATATAAAAAAGACAGACGGAGAAGTATCATATTATATTCGATCTTGTTACAGATGTACCAGACGAAGGAACAACCCTACAAGATGCAAAAATAAAAAGACTTACTATGAGCGAGCATTAGAACGTTATTTGCTAGATAACATACAAACGAATATTGCGATGCATGTACGAACATTAAAAAAAGAAGTAACAAAAAAAGATTCTGTAAAAAGAAAAAAAGATGCTCTTTTCGTAAAAATCGAAAGATTAAAAAAAGCCTATCTTAACGAAATTATTGAGTTAGATGAATATAAACGTGATAGAGAAATGTTGGAAAACGAAATAGCTAGTTTAAAAGAGCCTAAAATCAATAAAAACATAGCTCCTTTAAAAAAAGTTTTGAGTGATGACTTCTTTGAAAAATACGAAAAAGCTTCAATCAATCAAAAAAATGAGTTATGGCGCTCAATAATAGAATCAATAGAGGTTAGTGTAGATGGAAATATCACTGTTAATTTCTTGCCATAATTTATGTGCCTAACTGATACTTTCCGCTGGGATGGTTGTGGACGACGATCACTCGGGCGGCACTGTAGCGTACCGCCCAATGAAAAATCTCCCGTGGGTGAGCGATCGACTGATTCAACGATCCGATGAAGATTGTTTTTTTCTGAATGATCTCATTTTTCGTATTCAAATATAGCCCTAGTAAATGCTCTTGACGACAATCCTTCAACTCTTGGATCAACTGATGGGCGATCGCCATACTAGAGTTGACCTTACCGTACTTTGGTTGAGCGGAGCGCTGGATTCGCACACCTAATTCAACCATCGCTTTGATCTCGATGGCTTTGATTTGTCCGACGCCGCGAATTTCTTGTAATTCATCGATCGTCGCTTGCTTTAGTTCATACAATTCTTGAAAACGATTCAAGACACTGGCCGCTAATTCGAGGACATTCAGAGGACGTGAGCCAGTTCGCAGCAAAATGGCCAATAATTCTTGATTCGAAAGGGCATCCACTCCATATTCTACTAAACGCTCTCGGGGAAACGAGCTTTGGGGAATCACTGTTTCATTGATCAT